GTGTTCCTATATTTAGGGGGGTGGGGGGTCGAACTCAGAAAAAACCGGATTGCTCGTGTAAATTAGTAATATATAGATGTGTATGTAACTAACGCAACATAACGGGTCATGGGGGGCGGGTAGGATAACGATAGTCACGTTTTGCCATTGTCTGTCATATCTAGATAATGTTAGTGCTACACTAACAAATAATAACACGTTTACAGGCTATCCATTGTAAAACGTCTTATACTGTGAGATAACTATATCACGGTAAGGCATACCGTCTTACCGATAACGTTCTATGAAAGGAACATATTATGTCTACATTACTGAAGGATGCTACAGCATCAGCGATTACCAATGCCGTATCAACTACACTAAAAGGTGACCGCGCCAAGGCAAACGCTGTTGATTTACTTGTTGCAGATGGTTTTAAATCAACTGATTTCATCTCACCCAAAGGTAAAGACAGCAAATCGACTGCTAGTTCTGAGCTGTTTGAGCAAATCAACACGGCTATCGTGTTAGGTTTCTCAGCTAGGGTGCAACAGCTAGTGAGCGCGCCAAGTGCCAAGGGCATGACCGATGCGCAGAAACTAACGCGCCGTACTGGCCAACAGCAGATAGGTGCTAAACGCAACGATTTCAAGACAGCACTAGCCAAACGAGAGGATAACGCGTTAACAGGCAACACGTCTCGCACGCGGTCAGACAGCCAACGTATATCTGATAACCTTAACGATTGTTCTAAGGTTATCGAGAATAGCGAAGGCATCGATGGCGTGGATTTAGTCGAGCTTGGTAAGGCAATAGCCAAGGCAAAAACTACACTACACGTCAAACACTAACATCTTATCAGGCAGGGATTTATTCCCTGCCTATCCTGTACTCCTAACTGAAAGGGAAACACTATGATTAAGATTGAGGATACATTTGGTAGAATACTTTATTACCTAGTCATTACACTAGCCATATTGTCATGGATAGACTGGCTATGGATATTTGGCGTTGAAGATAGTCAGTACTACACTATCTGGGGCATCATCTACTTACTAGCAAATTAATAATCAGGCAGGGATTTATTTCCCTGCCTTTTTTTGTGCCTTGCGATACCAGTTCTTAGAGCCGCGTTGAGCCAGTAGTCGCATAGTGACGCGTTATGTTAGTGACACACTAACACGTTGAGACCAGTTCTTAGAGCCGCGTTGAGCCAATGTTCTAATGTTCTTTATAATGTTCTGCAATGTTCGTTTTTTTTTTGTTAGATTAGAACATTGCATTTCCGTGGTGTGTCGTGGTGACGCGTGGTAGGCAATGCCGACTTGTGCCTATCAGAACTTATCTAAACTTATCTAATCTTGTATTAGTAGTGTAATGTTCTATTTTATAAATAATATAAAGAGTTGTTAGTGGCTCACTAACACGCTACGCAAATGTTCTCGTCTCCGAGAGGGCATCGAGGCAAGTGTCCAAAATCCTCATAAAAAGAACAATAGAACATTGCAGTATTTACAGTGACTTACAAATGCGAACACAAGAACATTACAGAACATTACAGCCAAATACACACATACATACACAACAACACGTTCTGACAAACGTTGACATTCTCCACCACTTGTGGTAATATATACCCACGATTGAGATTCAGTCGTTTCTATCAACAGTTGTCAAGAAAGGACACATTATGCAAAACGTAATCACAAACCAAGATGTTAGTGACACACTAACAAGTCACAGCGCACCAAGTATCGGCTCCTCAGCAATGTTGTGTGAGTTATCCATCTCAACATGGACAGGACGCAAGAAAGACCGCAAAGCATCAGACGATGTTACGGATGCTAACTTTGCCGCATCGGGTGTCGCGTCTGTACACAAGAAGTTACTTGCTGATTGCCAAGAACTCATGGCTGTTCAAAAGTTTACAGCTAACAGCCGTAACATACATTATGCTATGACTATGCCATGGTCGGACACAGGGCTACGTCTCTTGCCAACGGCTCAGTACTTCAAGTACCATCAAGCAATGACTGACATCCAAAATGAGTACGACAGACTTGTTGACACGTTTCTACAAGGTTACGAATGGGAGATTACCCAAGCATCCGCAAAGCTAGGTGACTTATTCAATCGTGATGAGTACCCATCTGTGGACAGCCTACGCAACAAGTTTGGGTTTCGCTTGTCGTACATACCGCTACCTGACGCAGGGGATTTTCGTATCGACATCGGCAACGAGGCTACCGAACAGGTACGCGACCACTACCAAACCTACTACTCGACACAGCTAAACAACGCAATGGATGACGTGTGGCAACGCACACACAGAGCGTTATCTGCTATGTCCGAGCGACTCGACTACTCACCATCCGAGGACAAGAAAGTGTTTCGCGACACACTCGTAACCAACGTCCTCGATATGGTAGAACTTCTTAACGTGTGTAACGTATCAAACAACAGCCAGATGAATACTGCACGCATGAAACTGGAAGACGCACTACGCGGTGTCAATGCTGATGCACTGCGCGAGGATGCTCACCTACGGTCTGAGACTAAGCGCACCGTGGATGAGGTCATCAAATCACTACCATCAATCAGCCTATAACTTGTTAGTGGCTCACTAACACAAACCAAAGAAATGGAGATTACCATGAATACAGCAACAGCAATGTACGCATTAGGACTTGACCAAGTAGCCAATGCAATTCTCAAGACAGGTCACAAACGCACCACACTTGTGCAAGGTGACATGGGTACTGGTAAGTCGTCACTACTAACCACCTTATCAGCAGAACTACCTGACCACACACCATGCTACTTCGATTGCACAACCAAGGACTTGGGTGACATATCAATACCCAACCTTGCAAAGCTAGATGATGGCACAGGTTACGTCACGTATCTGACTAACGAAGAACTAGGTGTACACAACCACACACCTGTCATACTCATGATTGATGAGTTTGGCAAAGCTAATCCTGCGGTCAAGAACGCACTCTTACGTCTTATACTAGAACGTAAGGTCGGTAGCTACACGCTACATCCTGACAGCTTAATATTTGCTACGACCAACAAGGGTTCAGAGGGTGTCGGTGACTTACTACCACCACACGCACGCAACCGCATGACCGTAGTGCAAACACGTAAACCCACTAACATGGAGTGGATAGAATGGGGTATTAATAATGACATCGACCATACGTTACTTGGGTGGGCAAAAGACAACCCGCAAATTTTCTACTCGTTTGAGGACATCAGAGACCCAGACGACAATCCGTACATCTTCCATCCCAAGCAAAACCGAGCCGCGTTTGTTACACCACGCTCGTTGGAAGCGGCAAGCGACATACTCAAAGTACGAGACGGACTAGACGACCAGACCTCAACAGCTATGCTCATTGGCACTATCGGTGAGCGTGGCGCGATGGACTTGATGGCGTTTGTCAAACTAGCTGACCAACTACCGAGTGCCGAGTCCATCAAACAAGAACCTAAAACTGCTAAGATACCTACCAGTGCTGCCGGCGTATGTATGGTCGTGTATCGCACCCTAGCATCTTTAGAGAAAGACTGGCTTGACCCATGGATGGACTACCTTGTTCGTCTCGACAAAGAAGCACAGGGTATGTTTGCCAACGGGGTACGCGCTCCAAAGTATACCAAGCAGTCACTTGTTATGACAAACAAGAAGTTCACACAATGGGCTATGGACAACAACTATATGTTCGCGGCTGACAAGAAATAGTTAGTGCTTCACTAACATCTAACAGGGTGGGGTTGATACCTCACCCAGAAAGGACAGACAGATGCCTAGATATAAAATCATATGCACTATCGAAGTAGAAACCGAAGCAGAGGACTGGGAAGAAGCCGAAGCAATCGGCATTGATTGTATGGATTGGTCTAACGCTAATTATGAAACACTTGAAGTAGAGGAGGATGAAGGATGCTAGCCATTGGAAAAGAACTTACTATCGAACAACGACTAAACAAATGTGTCATTGATATCATGGGCAACCCCAAGTATGTAGCACTTGCAGGTATACTCATGATTGGTGACAAGCGCATATGTGACACGACACCAACCGCATACACCAACGGACGTGACGAGGTGTATGGTCGTGAGTTTGCTGAACAACTGAACGATGCAGAGTTTCGCTTTCTCATACTGCATGAGTGCTATCACAAACTGTATCGTCATCTTGTCACATGGAGACACCTACACGATGAGAACCCACAACTTGCCAACATGGCTATGGACTTTGTTATCAATCTTAAGATTGCTGACGACAACAAAGAGGACAAGTTTGCAACCATGACAGGTGTACTCACTATGGGTTGTTATGACGAGCAGTATCGTAGCATGGACACCGCACAAGTGTTCAATCTACTCAAGCGCGACCAAGAACAGAACGGTCAAAGTGGCAACAGTAGTACCGCCAGGGGACAGGGTGGTAATGACACACAAGGTAACGCGTCACCACAACCGTTCGATGAGCATGACTTCGAGGGCGCACAAGCACTATCGGCTGATGAGCAACGTGAACTTGCGCGTGACATTGACGAGGCTGTACGTCAGGGTGCGTTGATTGCAGGCAAGATGGGGTCGGGTGGCGACCGCGACCTAGCTGACTTACTCCAACCACAAGTCAACTGGCGCGAGGTCATGCGTGACTTCATTACTACAACGTGTACAGGCAATGACTATTCAACATGGCGCAGACCCAACAGGCGGTATGTGGGTATGGGTCACTACCTGCCGAGCGGTATATCAGAGCGTGTTGACGAGTTAGTGATTGCCACTGACATGTCAGGTTCGATTGGTGACAGAGAAGTTAGTGTAGCACTAACAGAAATCAAATCAATCGCTGACACCATACACCCAGAGGCAGTACGCTTACTGTATTGGGATACCGAAGTATGTCAGGACGAGCGATACGAGACGCACGAACTCGACACGATGGTCGCATCAACCAGACCCAAGGGTGGTGGCGGTACTACGATTGAGTGTGTACCCGCATACATGACCGACAAGAACATCACACCACAAGCTGTTATCGTGATTACTGATGGCTACCTTGGAGGTTCATGGGGGCAGTGGTCATGCCCTGTGCTGTGGGTAATCATTGACCACAAATCAGCTAAACCAGACTGTGGCATCACAGTCCATGTAAAATCAGGAGATATGTAAGATGGCTATGACTTATGAAAATTTAGGAACATTCGCACAGGTAGCGGAGCGTTACCACAACACCAAGCCTATGCGTGGTAAGAACAAAGACAAAGATGTTAGACCTATCGCCGACCGAGCGCGTGACTGGGAGCGTGTAAAGAAGATATCAGATAATTGTTATCTACTCATGTGCGGTGGCTACGCTGATGACGTGCATCAATGGTACTTTAAAAAATCCAATCCAACACAAGCAGAGATGGTAGCATTAGCACCGATATGCTGGAGACGACACAAGGATGGCACTGAAACTGTTACTGTGCGTAATGGTATAGGTCAGGGGGCGCACATGAACCACTACTCGTTTCTTGATAGGATGTTACCACGCAGTATGGTGTTCATCGTACAGAATGGCAAGCAGTTCATAGCGTCACACATGAACAGCGGTAGACACTACCTACCCAAGTGTATGTATGTGCCAAGGGGTATATACGAACAGCCTAGCGACAGGTCTAGTTGGAACTCGTGGATGCGAGCAACGGATGATGGCTCGTCACTTACATTCCTTCGTGATGATAATAACTTTACGTTGGCTAGTAGCGAGCGCGATGCACCAAAGCCACCGCGTATCGTAGTCAACAAAGCGCGGAAAGCAAAACACAAAGATGCCATAGCAAGTTATCTTGCGTGGATGAGTACGGTTGCGCCGATGCTCCCTGTGGATGACTGGCAGTATATAAACGATATGCGTAACAAGATGTGGAACGCGAGAGGCTTTGAGTCTTGCGATGGCGACCTTGCGATTCAAATTATCACAAAACAAGACCATCCACTACGTATAGCCATGGCAGTTGACTTTATCTATAGTTATGGTACAATACGACGTGTTCAGTCAAAGGACGACATAAAAGAAGTTAAGATGCAATACAACAGGTGGATTAACCGTGTGTGTAATTTCACCAAAACAGTAAAGGGTAAATGAAATGTCGAGTAAAGGATTTAAGACTTATGTCAAAACTCTTATAGGGAGTAAGACAGGACAGATTGACCAAGTGTCGATGGAAGGTGAAACGTACAGTAACTTGCGACTGTTCATGACAAAAGTACGTGAGTCTTTCCGTGGGGTTGAGTTTGTAAGAAGGGATGGTAACTCAGTATGGATTTACTATCCTGACGAGCCATATCCAATGGGGTTTATCGGGTATGGTGATTTCCGTACAGAGGTGCAAGGCGACCCTCAATATGCAGTGGGTTCTCGCACTATAACCAACGATAAGTATGGTTCATATCAAACGCAGTATCACATGAAGATGACGGCTAACATAGTAACAGGTGTACGCAATGCCAAGCGTTACTTACGTAACTATTCATTACTTGAGTTGGCAACAATCAAACGAGATGAGGTAACATCCGCATCAGGAGAGAGTAAGAGTAATGCAAGCACAGAGTATCGACATACCATGCGTAGACTGTTTGACCACGAATCAACTGCTAGTCGAATGATGATTGAACTACGTAATATTGTGGACACAGGACATGAATTTATTGATGCGTCTTTCGGTCAGGACTTAGCTACTATGTTTCAGTTCAAGGATGCATACAAAGAACTTTGTGACAAACCTATCAATATGTATTTTGTTCGTGTGTCTCAAAAGTTTGGTACGCAGACGTTTCATGTTGGTACTGTGGATAATGTACACTTGCACCTATATGACGGTGGCGCACCACACGATGACTTTGTGCGTTACACTAACAACTTACCAGAAGAAATAATGGGTAAGCTAGCTGTACTCAATATGGTAGACAATGAAACTTATGTAGATGATGTAGGGTATCGTGTTGATGAGAGTATGTTCTATGTTGTCAGGTAATGACACGTTATACCGTGTTTCAATAAGCCCTGATAAAAATACTGTACAAGTATCATGCATTGGTATGGAAAGGGTTGACAACACATTAGCTGATACTTATCTTAGTGTAGATGATTTACCCTTGTGGGTGCAGAAGAAGCTTGCGATACTTATGTTGACTGACGCAATCCCTCCTACACCTGAGATTGAAGGTGTAGGTCGTAGGATAGACAAGCACACGTTTTGGGTGTGCGAAGAAAGGGAAAAAGATGAATGGAGTAACAACAGAAAAGATTAGACAGCTATGGTTTCGTTGCTATGGTGAGGACTTAAAAACCGAGTATGAAGGTTTTTATGAAAAGCTAGTCGAGTTGGAAAAAGATAACAACGTAAAAAATGTTAGTGAAGCACTAACATAAATTAAAAATCTTAGGTGAGAGGTGGGTCAAACTACCTCTCGCTGAAACCAGTTCCGAGGGGGCTAAGAGATGAGTAGATGGGAAATTTTTGCAGAGTTTATTGTAGCATCGTTATTTTTTATCACGATGTATTTAGTAATGATTTTTGTGTTTGTGTTGGCTTAGATGGCTATGACACCAGAGGCTAAAGTAAAAAAGAAAGTAACTATAGTGTTAAAGAACTTGGGTGCATACTACTTCTACCCAGTTACTGGTGGGTATGGCACTAGTGGTGTGCCAGACATAGTAGGTTGTTATCGTGGGTCATTCTTTGGCATCGAGTGTAAGGCGGGTAAAAACAAACCCACACCATTACAGCAGTTAGCACTAGACAATATTTCCAAACAGGGTGGAATCGCGTTGGTTATACGCGAGGACAATATCAGTGAGGTTGTGGAAGAACTCACTTCGATACAGTTTGGACGGTAAGCAATGAGAGCCGTAATTATCCGTTGCAATGAGGGCAGTTGGCTATCCCTTTCTCTGACTGTGACCTCAAGGGTGGGGGGGTTTTATGTTCCAACCCCCCTATCCGACTTATAGGGAATGACATGAAAAGACTATCTAAACGACGTAAAGAAGTTTTAAGGGGGTATGGAGTGGAAACTATACTAGAAGAATACAAGCCGTTTGCTAGAAAGATTAAGAGGCTTGCACCGCACGAAGAATTGCAACCCTACAAACACGGACAGCTATCGGCAAGACAGGCAAAGAAGAATACTCGCGAAGCAAGTATTGTAGATAGTAGCTCTTCTTTTTATTATAACATGAAAGAAAACTGGATAGATGATTGTCATCACAGTGTATCCGCTACTGATATGCACGCTAACAACTTAATAGAAATAGACCCAGATACCAATAAGTTAATATGGCATGGTGATGTATGCGTTGTATGCGCACAACCCCCTTGTACGTGGGGTGAGATTATGTTGGCACAGTATGGACATACAGAGTTTATATGTGTCGATTGTGGCAAGGTTGTTGGTAGTAAAGGTTTAGGCATGAAAGGATTTGAAAATGTACAACAATTAAAAGCTCATATAAAAAAACGTAAGATAACAACATTTAAATCCCTTGAGGAGGATGAAGAAGATGAGTGCTGAGAAGATAACAGTAGATGGTAACGAGTATACTTATGACGATTTAAAAGACGACCAGAAGTATGTTGTTAACCAGATAAAAAATATAACCGTCAAGATTAAACAGAGTGAGTTTGATACAAACCAGTTAAAAGCCGCTTTGAACCACTTTAACATATTGTTGTCTGCGTCATTAAAAAAAGCAGAAGAACCAGAACAACTAGAACTACCACTAGAATAATCAATAGGAGAACAAAATGGCGATGAAAAAGAAATCAAAAAAACTAAAAGTAATTGAGTATTTACTAAAACACCCATTATCAAAAACAAAAAATGTGGCTAAAGCGTGTGGGTGCAGTAAAAAGTATGTGTACACCTTACGTTCAAAAAGCGGTACACCAAAAGAAGTTTTTGAGCAAGAAGCACAGAGCCTTAATGTGCAACCTGTCATAACAGAAACTTTTAAAGATAACTCTGGAAACACATACAACACGTATGCGTTGGAGAATAAGGTAGATGAAACTCCTAAAGATAGAGTGCGGTCAACAATACTACAAGAAGCAGAAGCGTTGGTATCTGGTGACAGAGAAAAACAACACGGAGAGTTTTACAGCAATGCGTATTTGACTGCCAAGTTATGGTATGGCTACACAGGTTATGACATACAGCCAGAGCAAGTTCCAATTATGTTGGCACTACTTAAAGTTGCTAGGTCAAGTAATTCAAATAACATGGATAACTTTAGGGATGCGGCAGGCTACATGGCTCTAGCGGCAGAATTAAATTCGTAATGGATTTAATTACACTCGACTTTGAAACATACTACGACAGGGATTATTCTCTGTCGAAGTTAACCACAGAAGCCTACATTCGTGACCCTCATTTTGAGGTAATCGGAGTAGGTATTAAACTTAATGACAGAGCAACTGAATGGGCAAGTGGTACACACGAACAACTTAAAGAGTATCTACAATCGTTCGATTGGGACGATTCCATGTTGGTCTGTCATAACACAATGTTTGATGGTGCGATTTTAAACTGGCGGTATGGTATTCAACCGCGTGTGTATGCAGATACTATGTGTATTGCTCGCGCTATACATGGTGTGGAAACTAGCGCAAGTCTTAAAGCAGTTAGCGAAAAGTACAGCGTGGGTGTGAAAGGAACAGAAGTAGTACAAGCCCTTGGTAAGAAGCGTAAGGATTTTACGGAGAGTGAACTGGGTAGGTATGGTGACTATTGTGTTAATGATGTTGACCTTACATACAAATTGTTTCTAATCATGGCAAAATACTTTCCTCGGCAAGAACTTAAACTTATTGACCTCACGTTGCGCATGTTTATTCAACCAGTATTAGATTTAGATTTAGGTCTTTTAGAACAACACCTAACAGATACGCGTGACCGCAAAGACCAGCTGTTAGAGCAAGCTAACGTGTCTAAAGATGTTTTGATGAGTAATGATAAGTTTGCAGAGTTACTCCTGCACTTAAATGTATCTCCTCCTAAGAAGTTAAGTCCTGCAACAGGCAAGGATACTTGGGCATTTGCAAAATCGGACGAAGAGTTCAAAGCTTTGGCAGAACACGAAAACCCACAGGTGCAAGCGTTAGTCGCGGCACGACTAGGCACAAAATCTACATTGGAAGAGACACGAACCCAAAGATTTATTGATATAGCAAAACGAGGCTTGTTGCCTGTGCCTGTTAGATACTATGCCGCGCACACTGGTAGATGGGGCGGTGACGATAAAATTAATCTACAAAATTTACCTAGCCGTGGAGTAGACGGTAAGAAGTTAAAGCGTAGCATCACTGCTCCTGAAGGGCATACGTTAATAGATGCAGACTCATCACAGATAGAAGCGCGAGTACTGGCTTGGCTTGCAGAGCAAGACGATCTCACCGCTGCGTTCAGGGCGGGTGAGGATGTGTACGTAAAGATGTCATCACGTATATATGGTGTGCAAGAATGCGACGTAACTAAAGACCAACGGTTTGTTGGTAAGACCACAATCCTTGGCGCAGGCTATGGCATGGGGGCTATGAAGTTCCAAGCACAGCTAAAAAACTTTGGTTTTGATATGGACATTGAAGAAGCAAGGCGCGTTATAAAAATCTATCGCGAAGCTAATTGGAAGATAAACAAGTTATGGCGTGATGCTCAACAAGTGCTGGTGGCCCTGTCTAGAAAAGATGAAGCATCGTTAGGTTTAGATAGTGTTCTAAAAGTAATGCCTCAAGACAACGCTATACGACTGCCCTCTGGATTACTATTGCGTTATGACGACCTTGGGTTCGATACTACTGAAAGGGGAGCGGAGTTTCACTACCAAGTGCGACGTGGACGCAACCGTATTTATGGCGGTAAAGTCATAGAGAATGTATGCCAAGCTATTGCTCGTTGCATCATTGGTGAGCAAATGCTACAGATAGCTAAGAAACATCGCGTAGTGTTAACAGTGCATGACTCTGTTGTATGTTGTGTTCGTGACGAAGAAGTGGGTGAAGCACAAGCGTACATTGAACAGTGTATGCGGTGGACACCTGACTGGGCAGAAGGTCTGCCTATCAACTGCGAGTCTGGTACTGGCAAGTCATATGGAGATTGTGAGTGAGCATCAAGCCGTGGTCATTTAGTAGAATTAAAGCGTTTGAGCAATGCCCTAAACAATTCTATCATTTAAAGATTGCCAAAGATTACTCTGAACCTACAAGTGATGCTATGTCATACGGCACTGCATTTCACCTCGCGGCAGAAGAATACGTGCGTGACGGCACACCTGTTCCTGATAATTTTAAATTTGTAGTGCCGGCGCTGGATGGCCTTAAAGCTAAACGTGGTAACAAGTTATGTGAAATAAAAATGGGTCTGGATGAAAACCTTGAGCCGTGTGGCTTCTTTGACAAGAAAGTTTGGTGGCGTGGCATCGCAGATTTAGTTATTCTAGATGAAAGCACTGCTTGGGTGGTGGACTACAAGACTAGCAAATCCGCTAAATATGCGGATAAAGGTCAGTTGGAATTGATGGCATTAGCCACATTCAAACACTACCCCGAAATCAACACTGTGCGTGCAGGGTTGTTGTTTGTAATATCTAGAGACCTTATTAAAGATACTTACACAAGAGATATGATGCCAGTTCTTTGGTCTAAGTGGTTAAATAATTACAAACGCATGGAGACTGCATTTAAAAAAGATGTTTGGAACGCTAATCCTAGTGGATTATGTAGGCGACATTGCGTAGTGTTAGAGTGTGTTCACAATGGGAGTAATTAAATGCCATACACAAAATCACCTAGACCATACAAAAAAGAATACAAAAAACAAAAAGAGCGTGGTGAACACCCCGACAGAATGGAACGTCAACGTGCAAGACGTGAGTACGATAAGAAGGGTATAAAGCGTAAAGGTAAAGACGTTAGTCATAAGAAGGCTTTATCCAAGGGAGGTAGTAACAAAGACGGTACACGGCTAGAAAGCCCAAAGAAAAACCGCAGTCGTAATTATAAAAAAAGTTAGTGAGCCACTAACAAGGAGAACATAGTGGAGATTATAGAAAATGGTAAAGCTTTGTTGTTGCGGTTGCGAAACCCTCAACAAGTAACGGAGGTTATACCTCAAAGCAGGATGCTGTCTGATAACAAGGTAGTGGTCAAATGGGGTGTAGACGAGACACAAGTCCTTAAAAACCTAAACATAAAAGCCCCTTCACCCATAGAAAAACAATATTCATGGACAGGCAGCTATGAGCCTTTTGCGCATCAGAAAACAACATCTGCTTTTTTAACATTAAACAGAAGAGCGTTTTGTTTTAATGAGCAAGGCACAGGTAAGACCGCCAGTGCAATATGGGCATCTGATTTTCTACTTAACAAAAAAGTTATTAATCGTGTGTTGGTTATATGCCCGCTCTCGATCATGGATAGCGCATGGCGTGATGACTTGTTTACATTTGCACCGCATCGTAGCGTAGATGTAGCTTATGGTAGCAGTAAAAAACGAAAAGAAATAATAGAACAAGGTGCTGATTATGTCATTATAAACTATGACGGTGTGGCGATTATAGCTGACGAGATAGCAAACGGAGGGTTTGACTTAATTATTGTCGATGAAGCTACACATTATAAAAATGCGCAAACTAATCGTTGGAAGACTTTAAATAAGTTATTAAAAACAGACACATGGTTATGGATGATGACAGGAACTCCTGCCGCACAAAGCCCTCTAGATGCTTATGGACTAGCAAAATTAGTAAACCCAACAGCAGTGCCGCGTTTCTTTGGTTCTTTTCGTGACATGATAATGATTAAGATAACAAATTTTAAGTGGATTCCAAAAGAGACTGCAACAGACATAGTGTTTAATGCACTCCAACCTGCCATACGATTTACAAAAGAAGAATGTCTTGACCTACCACCCATGGTGTACGTTAAACGTGAGGTCGAGCTTACTCGCCAACAAAAGAAATATTATGAACAGTTGCGTAAAAAACTAGTTATGCAGATTACAGGTGAACAAATAACCGCAATAAATGCCGCTGTAGTTATGAGTAAGTTGTTACAGATATCAGCAGGGGCTGTGTACACCGATGCTAGTGATGTATTAGAGTTCGACATCTCGCATCGCTATAAAGTATTACGTGAGGTAATTGACGAGTCTAGTCAGAAGATTTTAATATTTGTACCGTTCAAGCACACGATAGACATTCTGACAGAAAAGTTGCGTAAAGACGGTATTACAACTGATATTATTAGGGGTGATGTATCTGCACCAAACAGAACACAGATATTTAAGACGTTTCAAGAAACACCAGACCCACGAGTGCTTGTTATACAACCACAAGCTGCTGCACACGGTGTTACGTTAACAGCCGCTAACACTGTAGTATGGTGGGGGCCAACTAGTTCTTTAGAAACTTATTCACAAGCAAACGCTCGTGTTCACAGGTCAGGACAAAAGCACAAATGCACCGTTGTGCAGCTTCATGGATCACCTGTAGAAAAACGTGTTTACACACTATTAGATAATAGAATAGACGTACACACAAAAATGATAGATCTTTATAAAGAAATACTTGACTAGCACACATATTGCTACTAGATTGTATAAAACAACATATCTAAGGAGAACGATATGGGTGATATTACCGCTGATAAACTGACTAAAGCTTATTTAAAAATTCGTGAGGAACGAGCAAAATTATCAGCTGACTATAAAGATAAAGATTCTGCTCTCTCTCGTCAGTTAGAGAGAGTTAAACAAGGACTGCTCGACTACTGCAATGCGCACAATGTCGAGTCTGTAAGAACTTCTGAAGGATTGTTTTATAGGTCTGTAAAGCAAAAATTTTGGACTAACGACTGGGAAAAAATGCATGCGTTTATAAACGAGCATAAAGTTCCTGAGTTGTTAGAAAAACGTTTGAACCAAACAAATCTTAAACAGTTTTTAGAAGAAAACCCTGAGTCAAAGCCAGAAGGTTTAAACATTGACTCTGAATACTCCATTGCTGTAAGGAAAAAATAATGGAACCAAAATATGTGCCTATAGAAGATGTAGCTAAACATTTTAGTGTTTCTATATCTACAATACGTGCTTGGGTGCGTCAGAAACAAATTCCGCAGAGTACCTACATCCGTGTAGGTAATACCTATAGATTTTGTATTACTGATATATCTAAAGCATTAACAACTAAAGAAGATGAACCTGCAATGCATAAGTACACATTCACACAAGAAAATGTGGAGGACGCAGAGGATTCAGTAGCTGTAGCAACTAGCGAAGATGCTGATTTGTTAGAGTTACTTGACGAAGATCAATAGGATAATAGGAGAACGATATGTCCGAAACTATAAACATGAATCATAATATTAATAACGTAGAGGTACTATGGCCTCGTATTAATCAAACTTATAAGTTTGATTCTTCACCTAAAGTAAAGAAATCAGTGCCATGTGATGCATTTGATGAAGGTGCTACTTATAGCTTGCAATTTAAAATGGACGAGAAACAGGCTAAAGATTTGTACAAACACATGAAAGCTGCCTATGAAGCTAAACAGGCAGAACATTCTGATTGGCCTGATAAGTTTTCTATGCCTTTTAAAAAAGAAGATGATGGAAGTTTTACTTATAAAGCTAAATTAAAAGGTGCTTATGGTGCAGAAGCTACACGTAAACCTGCGCAGTATGATGCTACTGGTAAGAAATTAGATGATGACTTCTTGCTAACAACAGGAAGTACAGCTAACATTGCTATTGCGTTTACTCCATATCATGGAATGATGGGTACAGGAGTGTCTTTACGCTTACGTGCAGTGCAGGTAATTAGTTTAAAACCTATGGAGGAGCAGTCACCATTTGGCGCAGTAGAAGGATTTGAAGCTATTCCAAAAGAAGATAGCAATCCGTTTGAAGATACATCAGTAGAAGAACCTAAAAAGACAGTAAAGAAAGCTGTTGCCTCTGCCCCAAAACAGGGTAGTGATGATTTAAGTTCTATTGTAGACGACTGGGACGACTAAACCACCATAATATATTGCGGCTAGGCATAAGCTGAAACAGGTGTGTACCGACACCTCTGCCGCAGTGTCTCTCGGTTATGGTGTTAATTATGGAAACAAGAACTTTTTTAAAGTCGGTGTTGGCAAACGAAGGGTATTACTGTGTATTTGCTTCCCGCACTAAAGATGATCGCAGGGTTCAAAAATTTTATGAGTCAATAGATCAAGTAACAAACTCTGCTCAAGATTTGGACGCAGAAGGTTATGATGCATACTATGCGTTAGCTACATTTAATGAAGCAGGGTCGCGCAAAGTTGATAATGTTAAACATTTAAACGCGTTGTTTCTTGATCTAGATTGCGGTGCTAGCAAAGACTACGCGACTCAATCTGATGCGCTTGTAGCTCTCCGGATCTTTTGTGAGAAGCTATCTTTGCCTAAACCTGTTATGGTAAACTCTGGTCGTGGTGTACATGTATACTGGGTATTAGATGCACCTGTGGGTCTGGACGACTGGTTGCCAGTAGCAGAAAGACTAAAGAAGTTATGCGCTGATAACAATTTATTAGCTGATCCTGCTGTAACAGCAGATGCAGCTCGTGTATTACGTATACCTACTACGCACAATCATAAAGATGACCCCCCTAGCCCAGTGCGTTTCTTCTTTGAACACACAATAAAACCTGTAAATTTTGACACGTTTTCTGAATTATTAGGTAACGATCCTATACCTATTCCGAAACGATATACTCCTGACGGTAACAACGCTGTTACTACCATGTTCAATAGTAATATAGAAAGCACGTTCCGTGAGATACTGCGCAAGACACAGGAAGGACGTGGGTGTAGGCAGATACGTAATATCCTTGTAGATCAAGCAGAGTGTAGTGAGCCTATGTGGAGAGCAGGGCTATCTATAGCTAAGTTCTGCACTGATGGTGCTGACGCTGCTTATGCAATATCAAAAAATCATCCTGATCATACTAGAGAGGCTACTCAAAAAAAGGTAGACCTTATAAAAGGGCCGTATTTATGTAATACATTTGACGAATACGAGTCTGGCATATGCACGGAATGTCCTAACTGGGGTAAGATAAAATCACCTATAAGTTTAGGTATGCGTATACGTGAAGCTAGTGAGGAAGATAATGTGGTTGAAGCTCCTGCAGAAAACCTCCCAAACAAGCCTGTAAGCCAGTACACAATTCCCGCATACCCACGTCCATACTTTCGTGGGGCAAACGGTGGGGTATATATAAGGACTGTTAATAGTGACGGGGATCCTGACGAGAAAGCAATATACCATAACGACTTATACGTTGTTAGACGACTCCGCGACGTCGAGCTGGGGGAAGCTGTGGTAATGCGATTACATTTACCTAAAGATGGGGTACGTGAATTTACTTTGCCGTTAACTGCGGCTACTTCTAGAGAAGAGTTTCGTAAACATATGTCCATGCAAGGCGTGGCGATAACAAAAATGGATGAACTTATGACATACACAACTACATGGGTAAACGAACTACAAGCTAACAGCACTGCGGATCAGGCTCACAGACAATTTGGTTGGACTAGTGAGAACGGTGGGTCTTTTGTTCTTGGCAACCAAGAAATATTTAACGATAAGATAGAGTTTAATCCTCCATCTACACAGACAGCAGGGTTGTTTGCATCGTTTGAACCGCGTGGCACGTTAGAAAAGTGGAAAGAAACTATAGATTTTTATAATCGTGACGGGTTTGAGTTGCACCAATTTGTAGTTGGTACATCTTTTGGCTCTACGTTAATGCAATTTTCTCCCATAAAATGTGCAGCATTACATATATACAGTAAGGATTCTGGTGTAGGTAAGACCACAGCTATGGAAGCAGGGGTGTCTGTCTGGGGTAAACCCGAAGATTTAATAACCACAGAACGTGATACCTATAATACTAAAATGAATAGAGGTGAGGTCTATCATAACCTACCATTATATATGGATGAATTGACTAACTCGCATGGTCGGGAACTTAGTAATCTTGCATATCAACTTACTGGTGGTAGGCAACGAGGGCGTATGGCTAGTGGTAGTAATACTGAAAGACATAGAGGAGAAGCATGGAGCTTGTTGTCTGTCACTACAGGCAACACAAGTATCATTGAGCGTATAAGTATATTGAAAGCCATGCCCAAGGCAGAAGCACAACGTATCTTGGAGTGCCGTGTAAAACGTATGCACTTTGAAACTAAAGAAGAGACAGATAAATTTTCTGCGGCTGTGCAAGATAATTACGGACATGCAGGTATAGAATACGTGCAGTATTTAATGAACAATTTAGATGACGCAAAAAAATTATTATTAGAAGTACAAGCTAGAGTTGATTCTGAAGCTAATCTTACGGCTGAAAATAGGTTTTGGTCTGTGCTTGTGGCGGCTACAATTACAGGACTTATACTTGCAAAACGTGCAGGACTTGTTAATTACAACACTAAAAAAGTTTTTCAGTGGGGTATAGAGCAGTTAAAAGAAAACAAACGTCAAGTTGAGGACATGAATGTGGGTGTAGAAGAAGTTCTTAACGATTACATACACGAGCATTGGAGTAACGTACTGTGGATTAAGAGTACAGACGACCTGCGCAAACAAGGCACGGACGCAGAATCTTTAATTATTCCAGAAGCATTGCCTAGAGGTAAGTTAGTTGCTCGTTATGAAACAGATTTAAAACGTGCGTATCTTGTACCAAAACCACTCAAAGCATGGTGTGGCGAACAACAAATAAATTATAACTCGTTTATATACGACCTTAGAACAAAGCTAGGGGCCAAGAGGTCTAAGATGCGGTTGAGTAAAGGCACACATATGAACCTACCTCCAACAGATGTTATCATTGTTGATTGTTCAGTGGAGCAACTAGATAATGCTAAAGACTGACGATCTTGACCCTGATGGAGTTAAAATAGTAGTAAACTGGGAAAACATGATTGTAAATGCATCTGTGTTTATCCCCTGCATAAACGTAGAAAAAGCAAAAAATCAAATCTACAAAATAACTAAAACAAAGAACTGGGAAATAACAATTCGTGCAACTATAGAAAATAATAAATTTGGCTTGCGTATTTGGAGAATGACGTGATAACGTGTTTAGGACAACTTTTTCCTCCCAAAGATTGTCGTTCTCCTATAAACTTCCCCTCGCTTCGGCGGGGGGTTTTTTAATCTGTAAGACCTAAATCCTGCCAAAGTGTTATTGTATCATCATACTCTGCTGAATCTTCCATGAGTTCATTTTGCATGCGGGGGTTAATTACTATACCGTGGTGCATATTTGATGTGGTACGTTGATGCGCCTTCATAGATTGATTAAACGATTTAAGTGTAATTGCGGTGGTCGGAAATTTTTTATTGTATTTTTCCATTTCTTTTAGAATAGATTTCATTTCAGCAGTGTCGCCATTTCTTGCTGCTATATAGTATTTTTTATATAACTTGCTTTTTTCTGTTCCAGCAGCACGTTCTTTTCTTTTAAGACTTGCGTTCTCTTGTAACTGTTTGGTGTATTCTGCCGGAGCAAAACCTAATAACTGCCCAAATACATGCCCTGCGCCGATATCTCCTACTATAGGATCACCACGTAACGTGTTAGCACCTTCAGTGCCAAACCTATAACTCTTTAATACATTTCGTATTGCTGCTGGTGACATCGTTTCAATACCGCGTGCCATATTGCCCTCTGCTATCAGACCTACACCACGCTCCATGTTTAATGCAGTTCCCACCACAGGGCCACCAACCATCTCAATAGCATCGTAGAATAAGCTTTGATCTTTTTGTACTAGTTGATCACGGAAAATAAGATCAGACAGACCCATACGACTTGCAACATCTACTCCTAACAAGTAGTTACCAAGACCTCCGTAGAAACCTTCACCCATAAATTTACGCATTGAAGTATCAAAGTTATCTTCATCTTCATCACCAAACATAAGATCTATAACAGAGCCGATTGCTCCTACAAGAGGGAGACCTTGCGCTCCGCCTATAATTCCTGCCATACCTACAGTTCCTGCCAGTTGTTTACGAGCTACTAATTTATCTGCAGGCGAACCTTTAATTGCTTCTTTAGTTAATTTAGCAAGATGGTATGTCATGGATATGCCAAAGCGTTTAAATAAAAACATAACTTTACCAATGCCTTTTTGCGCATACCTAGGTGCGCCTGTAGCGATAGCACCGCCATTGGTAAGTTCCGTTACATAAATAGCTTTTTCTGCGGCTTCTGTTCTTGCAGCATCATTTATAGTTTTGCCAGCTTTGCGCATTGCGCCCAACTCTAAATCATATGCAGTCATCAATGCTACTTGACGGTTTAAACGTTCTCCATGATGAAATATCCAACCAGATACAGCGCCTATCTTCCTCATTGGACTATCTATTCTATCCATATCTAATAGGTCATAAGTTATGGAACGGTTAAGTTGTCCTCTGCGCGCTGCTACTTCAGCTAGTATCTTAAACTCTTTAACTTCTTTTGGTGTATTAGGAGAGTCAAAATCATAATTATCTAATGATGGTGTGGCAGATGTAGTTTCTTTTATTTTACCATTAGGCCCGATTGTCTCTGTAGTGTGTTTAAACCCACTATTGGTAAACATACGCATAGCTCTACCTGTGGCTTTCATGGTTTCAGAATAACCATATTTACCGCCAAGATAAGGCATTACCACCATTGGTAATTGTGAGAAGTTAACCACGGCAGAAGATATGTTTGCGCCAAGAGTCATAACAAACCCACCAGTTGTAAGTGCCTGCGCCCAATTTTCTACGTTAGGATTTTTAGCCCAATCTGCACGTTGGTTTAATTCATTAGCTAAAAGAACAGCAACGTCATTATTTTTTTCTACTTCTTTAACGTGATCTTTAATTTCTTTTTGTACAGCAGATATTTTTTGTCCATATTCCATTTGCACAAGTTGACGTGATAAAGAACTAGTTCTTTTACGAAGTGCGCCAATAGCATCACGTTCAAAACCAAGAGTGCCTTTACGATTTCTAAATGATTGAGCAAAAGATCTTTCTGGGAGTGAGTCAAGAAACAATCGCATAACCTGTTCTTTTACTTCCTTATCGACGTTGTTAGTTTCCATAACTTGAAGAACGTCGTTAACAAAGGATGTAGGTGGTGCTTTATCATAACCAACTTCTGATAAATTAGAGAATGGTTCAAAGTTTTTAGCATCTGCATTAGGGTCTGCGTCCATGGCTCTCTGTGCCTCGGTACGGTCTGTCTTAGTCTCAAACGCCTCAACATAAAATTCTCTGTTGCCTGTGCGCGGGTCTATAGCATCATAGGATAACCAGTAACTACCACTACGAGTTAAGGGAAAATAAGGCTCAATGACACCATTATCGTAAAGCGCGTTGTATACTTCTTTAAATACTTTTTTACGTGTAGGCTCGTCAGATATGCCCTCATCAATCTTGTTTTTAAGTATTGCGCCCATCCTGTCGTAAAGTTCTTTATAAGTATTACGCATAGACTTGTAGTGGTTCTTTCCTTCCTCACCAAGTGAGTTCCAATCCTTTTGCATGGCTTTCCACTGTTTTAACTTTTCTCCAGTATAAGCACTACTAGGTTTAGACGGATCAACTTGCTCTAATGTACTAGTATAAATCACTCTGTTAAAAGCATCTAACTTGTTTTGATTCTTACTCCCCCATGCGGATACTCGTTTGATTACTGGCTCAATCATATTATTCATCTCAGTAATTTTGCCACTTGCTTCAAACGTAAGATTTTCTAGCTTGGATGCCATGGGTATACGAGCTTTTGCAATATCTACTACCCAACTCAAGTGGAGCAAGCCAAGCATAAAACTCTTTGCTTTATCAGGAAACTTGTCTTCAAGAACTTTTGTTACGCGTTCTACATCAACTTTAGGATTCCATTTGGGAACACGTTTAACCATGTTGTCGATAAGTGTTGCTGCTTTGTTAGGTGTCATTGCCTGCATATAAAGTTTGCCTGCATCACGAGACTGTGGCGCAGGAGCAAGCATGGCTTCTATTAATTGATCTGCTTGATTTAACGCAGACCCCACATTTTTTGTTTGCATGCCCATAATACGACGTAGAACGTTAGCAACAGAATTAAAAAATCTTTGCAGAGCGCTAACAGGCTCACCCTTTACATTTATTTGCCCTAATTTTTGTTGAAACTCTGGATTACTGAATGCCTCTGCTACAAACTCATCTACGTTTTGTGATCCGTATGCAGTATCAAGCGAGTCTTTTACGTCATTAAATAATTTGGTGAGTTGTTTAGTCAGTGGGTGTGACTTGTTAGCTAGTGTTGCTGATGTTGCAGCGTGCGTCATTTCATGAAGAATAGTATGTGGGTTGATACCAGTTTCTGCGTTAAGTGTTATTGTATTAGTTGTAGGATCAAACTTGCCAGCTACAGCATTTCCTGCATCATCGACAACAGACTGTTTTACTTCTACTTTAGTATCACCTACTACTTTAGATAAAGCCCCTGCAAGTTGTGCTACGCGTTCACTAGGAGACGTAGTCTGTAACGCCCGGAGCGCTTCTACAAGTTTACCTTGTCTTAACAAGTTACCAATAGTTGGATGTGTCGGTATGTCGAGACCAACTACAGAGTTTTCGCGTAAATAATCAGCTAAGAAATCATTTAACTCATCTAAAGTTGCTTGTGCGTCTGCAGAATTGTTTTTAAACGTAGCCCCTTGATCTTTTAAATCTTGCTGGGCGTCCACCGCAGCATTAAAATCTATATCTGCTTGTATTTCACGCGCTATATTAACCGGATCGTTTTTTTCTATTTTTAATGATTCGGCACGTCTGTTTGCGCTTCGTAAAGACTCAGCTTGATAACTCATTAAATTGGTAACAGATTTGTTTGTGCTTTCACTAAGGTTCTTTCCTATCCAACGTAAAGCCATTTTGGCGGTTTCCGATCCTTTACCTGCAAAGTATGCACGTTCTCCATCGCTCATGTCTTTTGTTGCGCGGAACTGTTTAGCCCGAAATGTAGCTTCGTGGGTTATAACTTCAATTGCATTGTT